ACACTTTCAAACAAACTGTAGACATGGCAGAAAGCCTTGACTGGATGCGTAAGCGTATTAAGCGAGTCTCCCGGACTAACGGCCAAGAGGAGATTGAGGTCTATTGCCACCATTACCCAAAATCTTGTACAACTAAATGTGAGCGATTACGAAAGTACGCAATTAGAGCTGCGACCAGCGAGGGTCCACGTGGCTCAACTGCTGACCTGCTTTATGTAGATGAGTTGCGAGAAATTGACGAGGCCACTTGGGCAGCTGTTACCCCGATCACCCGAGCCAGACCCAATGCTCAAGTGTTTTGGACATCTAACGCTGGCGATCTTAATAGCAATGTCTTAAATGAACAAAGGCGTAGAGCCTTGACCTTTGAGTCCAGCCGAATGGGTTACTACGAATACAGCGCCCCTGCCGGGTCAGATGTAAATGATGAAAAGGCATGGGCAATGGCTAATCCTGCAATGGGACACACAATCACAAAAGAAAACATTAAGGATGCATCAATCTTTGATACAAAGGATGCTTTTAAGACAGAGACACTTTGTATGTGGGTAGATGCCATTGATTCACCATGGCCAATGGACATGTGGAATGCAGGCGAACAAGAGATAGCCCTAGAGGATGAACTACCTACATGGATGGCTATAGACCTTAATTTCAATAGAGAGATTGCCTGCCTAGTTACTATTCAAGAGCGCCCAGAGGGCTTGGCAGTATTCTTACATGAATGGCAACGTGAGGGCGGAATCAATGACTTGGAACTTACAGGTGAACTAGCAACACTTGCTCGCAGATACCGTCCTAGAAAATTTGCTTATGATCCAAATACCGCAGGTTACATTGCACCACGTTTAGCACAGGCAGGCATAGCAACCGAGCCAACACCATGGGCATCAGCAGGCTTTGCCATTAGTTGCGATCAGACGCTTAATGCAATGCAGTCTGGCAAGTTCATTCATCCCGGACAACCGACCTTACATAGTCACTTAGTTTCATGTGCTAGACGGCCAGCATCAGATGGTGGATGGCGCATTGCTCGTAGAGCTGCTCAAGTACCAATCACAGCTGCAGTGGCGTTAGTAATGGCGGCTGGTCATGCTTGTGCGCCACAACAGAGTGTGAGTATCATTAGTGCTTAAGGTCTACTTGGCAGTACCCCAATGTGTGGGCTAGTCACTCCTATCACTAGCCCACACATTCCGACACGCTTACCAGATGCTTGAATGTCACACATTTGTGAGATAATGCAGTATGGGTTTTATTGATTTCTTATTGGGTACTCCAGAACAGAAACCAGACATTGAAGCTCGTGCAGGTATTGCGATCCCGTTCTATCAGGATGCATACTTCACGCCCTTTAACACTTTCCGCGTTGATCGCTCAAGTGCAATGCAAGTACCAGCAGTTGCCAGAGCCAGAAACATCATTGCTGGCACAATTGCCACACTTGGACTTAATTCATACAACCAAATTACTGGCGCAAAAATTGAGGGTCGCAAAATCCTTGAACAGCCAGACCCAGCACTTCCAACAGCAGTAACAATTGCTTGGACGGTTGAGGACTTGCTATTTCATGGTCGCTCATTCTGGCAGGTACTTGAAGTAAGTGCCGAGGATGGCAGGCCAACACAGGCTCGTAGAATTGATCCAACACGCGTTACATTTACAACTGATCTAAACACTCAAGAAATCGTTAACGGTTTTTACATTGAAGGTGGATTACTACCTGCAACTGGCGTTGGATCACTAATTATGTTTAGCGGTATTGACGAGGGAATCCTTAACCGAGGTGGCCGCACTATCTCCACAGCTTTGAAGTTAGAGGAAGCCGTCCAGAGAATGGCCAGTGAGCCAAATCCAACAATGGTTATTAAAAATTCTGGCGTTGACCTACCACCAGAGCAGGTATCAAGCCTGTTAGCACAATGGAAGCAAGCCCGGGCCACTCGCTCAACTGCTTACCTATCTGGGCCATTGGATGTAACAACCTTTGGTTATGATGCCGGGCAAATGCAACTTACAGAATCACGCCTTAACACAGCTGCTGAAATTGCTCGTATGTGCAACATTCCTGCTTGGTACATAAACGCCGAATCAGCCAGCGCCACTTACTCCAACGTAAGCCAAGAGCGCCGAAGCCTTGTCGATTTCTCATTAAAGCCTTACATGGCCTGCATTGAGGAAAGACTATCAATGGTTGACGTGACACCACGTGGTCAGAAAGTACGTTTTGATCTAGATGATTACTTACGCGGAAATCCACTAGAACAAATCGAAGTTCTAGAAAGAATGCTTGCAGCTGGACTTATTGATGTAGATGAGGCCCGTGAGGAAATGGATTTAGCACCGAGAGGAAATGAAGCAAATGCAACTTAATTTTGAGGGTCAAGTATTGGCCGCATCAGTTGAGACCAGAACCATTAGAGGTTTGGTTGTACCGTTTGGCAAAAGTGGAAATACATCGGCTGGCCCAGTTCGTTTTGAGTTTGGCGCATTTGGTGACATTGATCCAAGCCAAATTATTCTTAATGCCGAGCATGACAGAACCCGTCCACTTGGTAGAGGCATTGGCGATTCTTTAGAAATAACCCCTGCTGGAATTTCAATGGCTTTCAAGATCGCGCCAACTAACGCTGGCAATGATGCGCTTGTAGAAGCAGCCGAGGGACTACGCCCGGCATTTAGCATTGAAGCCAAAGTGAATGAATACACAGTTGATAAAGGCGTAATGGTTGTAGCATCAGCAAATTTAGAAGCCGTTGCACACGTAACCAACCCAGCATTCAAAGATGCACAAATCCTTGACGTAGCAGCTACCGAGGAAACCCCAGAAACCACCGAAGCAGAAACCCCTGCAGAGGAACAACCACAGGAGATCACAGTGGAAGAAACAACCGCACCAGTGGCAGATGAAGTGACCGCAGCCGCGGTTGTTCACGCCGCCGCACCAGTGGCCTACGTTAAGCCTCGTAGCCCAATCAATTCACAGGCAACTTACCTTGAACACAGTGTCAAGGCAAAGCTTGGAAGCCATGACTCAGCCCAGTACGTAATGGCAGCTGATGATTCATTCAGCACCAACCCAGCGTTTACCCCAGTGCAGTATGTAAATCAAGTCATTGACACATCAATCGGATCACGTCCAGCAATCGATGCAATTGGCTCACGCGCCATCACTGCCTCGGGCATGGTGATTTCTCACCCGAAAATCACAACCAGCGGTACCGTGGCTGACACAAATGAAGGTGCTGGTCCATCAGAGACCGGAATCGTGTCCTCATACGTCAACCTAGATGTAAACAAGTTTGCTGGAATGCAGCGCTACTCTGTAGAACTACTAGAGCGTTCATCCCCAGACTTTTTCCAAGCAATGGTTGATAACATGACACGCGCCTACAACAAGGCAACAGATGCAGCTGTAATCGCAGCTCTAACAGCAGGTGGCACACAGGCAACTGGCGTTGCAGCAACATCTGCTGGCATCATTTCCTATGTTTCTACTGAAGCCCCAGCTGCTTACCTAGCAACTGGCGAACTTGCTAGCGCATACATTGCTGGCACTTCACAGTGGTCACTATTGATGGGTGCAACCGACACAACTGGTCGCCCAATCTACAACGCTTACAACCCACAGAACAACGGTGGAGTTGCAGGCCCACAGTCCCTACGCGGTAACGTGCTTGGACTAGACCTGTATGTAGACAGCAATGCAGTGTCAACAACCATTGACGAGTCAGCGTTTATCGTTGTCCCATCAGCAGTTGCAATTTACGAATCACCAATCCTACGTATGTCAACAAACGTAGTTACAACTGGCGAAATCGAAACCGCACTTTACGGCTACCTAGCCGTAGGCGTTTTGACCGCTGGCGGTGTTCGTCGCTTTAACCTGACCTAAGTCAGCGTTAGTTAGAAGTGTGGGGGATGCGGCCCTGTGTCCCCCACACACTTACACATAGATAAGGATTTAAGATGCCACTAATCGCACTTAGCGAGTTAAAAGCCGTACTTGGTATTGGTGACATCTATGCTGATGCAATCGTGCAGGCAGTGGCGGACGCAGCCGAAAACATAATTCTGTCTTACCTAATCTTTGATGATGTAGCCATCAACGGCGTTGCGCTAACAAACAATGTTGCTCGCTTTTATTGCTACGACAACACATTCGTAGTCGGTCAAGCTTTGACCGTAAGTGGATGTGGCTCACCTTTTAACGGCTCACGAACTGTATCTAAAGTTGGCGTTGATGAATACGGCGTAACATTCTTTGAGTCAGCAATTACAAATGCCAACATTACTAAGCGCCAAGTTATTCCTAATGGCCGAGCCTTATTGACTAGCCAAGCCACCATGTATGACTCGGGCTACCCAGAAGTAAAAGAGGCAGCCATGGCCGTTGCATGCGACATCTGGATCACTCGTACAGGCACACTAGGCCAGCAAGGGGTTGACTTCCAAAGTCCAGCACCGTACCGCCTAGGGCGCTCAATGCTTACCCGTGTGTCAGGCCTACTTGGCAAGCACTTAGACACCCGAGGCTACCTTGGGTAATTTAGCGACTTACCGTGATGCACTTGCCGCAACTCTTGCAGCTGCCGGGCGAGTAGTTTACTCATACCCAAATGAGAACATAACTCCACCAGCCATTGTGCTTGTGCCGGGATCGCCTTACATCACAGTTGGCGCTATTGGTGGCAGTCGTTGCCATGTTCGCTTTGACATTACCTGCATAGTTAACGCAGCTGATAATCGCGCTGCATTAGCCAATTTAGAAACCCTAATCTTTTCTGTAACTGATCTATTAGCCAACAACATCTCGTTGCTTGGTGGATGGTCACAACCCACAGTCCAGCAAATCGGAAACGCCGACATGCTTATCAGCCAGATCAACATCGAGATGGTAACAACCAATTAAGAAAGCGAGAAAAAAATTATGCCAGCAACTTACATAACTGGGCGTAACCTCACCTTGTCGATCAACTCGGTGTCCTACGCTGACCAAGCAAGCACAGTTACACTAGAGCGCGAAAACAACCAGCAGGTTCTAGAAGTGCTATCAGGTCGCGCCTACAAGACTGTAGACAAGACAGCCACATTAAACGTGGAACTATTCCTTGACGATACTTCAAGTGCAGGCATCATTTCAGCACTTTGGGATGCAGCAAACACTGCGCCAGATACTTCATTGCCATTTAGCTTTGATGTAAACGGTGACACATTTACTGGATCAGTATTCCCAGTATTTCCAACCGTTGGTGGCGCGGCCACTGACGTACTAACTACCTCGCTATCTTTTGTAGTCGAGGATGGAACAGTAGCCAGAGCATAACCGAATAGAACAGGGCAACCATTATGCAATACGACATTAAAACAAAACAGGGCAATAACTACATAGTGAGCGACGAATCAACTTGGCTTTGGATTGAGATCGAAAGAGAACTTGGTTACACAGTCACACAAGCAGCTGAAAAGATGAGCCAAGGTTCATTGGATGTAATAACCTGCATGCTTTACAAAGCAGCCAAAGCTGGTGGGCATACTAAAATGCCAAACCAGCAGGCATGGGTATCCAATGAGTTTGAGGGCTTTGAGGTGGTTGAGGAAAGCCCAAAAGAGAACTAAGGGATTTACTGGTAAGGATCGCAGTATCCACCGGAATCCCGATTAGTGATCTGATGGACTGGTCGCTCGCAGACATACAGACAGCAATCACGCTGATAAGAGAAAGGAATGGACATGGCTGAAACTAGAAGCAGTATTACTGTCCGCCCGGATCTTTCTGATTATCGTGGTTTGCTTAAAGCGCTTAATCAAATGGATAAAGAAGCGCAGTTTGAATTAAAGAATGACGTTTATTCCATTAGTGCTTGGACTGCACAAGGCATTCAACAAGCAGGTTTTGCTCATCCTTTCTATCCGAAACAAGCTGCCATTGTTGCGGCCACTGTAAGACCTGCTAGAGACCGTGTACCAACTGTGTACATTGGTGGCTCAAAAGGCCGAGTTTCTGGCGGTGCTAATGCTGGGCAGTTGTTATTTGGTAATGAATTCGGTGGAGATCGCAACGCCTTTGGCAACCGTAATGCCTTTGCTAATGGTGGCTTTAGATTCCCACCGCGCACATCCAGAGAGGGTCGGGGCAACAAGGGTTACTGGATCTTTCCAACACTTAAAGGCATGCAACCCGAAATTAAAAAGCGCTGGTTTTCAGCGTGTAATAAAGTCATGGACAATTGGGCGAGGTACAGCTAATGGCAGATACAAGGACACTAAAACTTTCATTACTTGCTGATGTTCAAAAGTTCCTAGATGGTATGGACAAGGCTGATAACAGCACTAAGTCTTTCTCCAGCAAGGTTGGCAAGTATTCCAAAGCAATGGCCAAGTCTTTTGCAATCGCTGGAGCAGCTGCTGGCGCTTATGCAATCAAACTTGGTATTGATGGTGTACAGGCAGCAATTGAGGATGAACAATCCCAAGTTAAGTTGGCGCAAGCACTTAGAAACACCACTGATGCTACTGATGCCCAAATAGCAAGCACAGAGTCTTACATCACTAAACAACAATTAGCCTTTGGTGTAGCCGATACTAAATTGCGCCCGGCACTGGCTAACCTTGCCAGAGCCACTGGTGATGTTGGTAAGGCACAGGAACTAACCAACCTTGCCTTGGACATTAGCGTTGCAACTGGCAAAGATCTTGAAACTGTATCCCTTACTCTTGGCAAGGCTTACAACGGCAACATTGGTGCTTTAACTAGATTAGGTATTCCTCTTGATGATGCCATTAAGAAGTCTGGAGACTTTAACTTAGTCCAAGGCGAATTGGCTAGATTATTTGGTGGCGCAGCTCAAGCCAATACAAAGACTTATGCTGGCCAGTTGGCTATTGTCACGGAGCGTTTTGGTGAACTTAAAGAATCAATTGGTGTTGCAATCCTGCCAACACTCAAAAACTTACTTGAACAAGTAAATCTAGTTGCTAAAGGATTTAGTGGCGAGGATCAAAGTAGTGGCCTATCAAACAAGGTCAAGATGCTTTCCAACGATTTAGGCGGTAAGTCAGGCGGTATTAGCCTTGGTGAATCATTACGCAACGTAGCCGAAGCATTTGGCAAGTTATTTGCCACACTTACAGACAGTGATGCCAAGGGATCTACAGACACACTTACAAACATTGCTAATGCGCTTAACAGTGTTGCTAATGGCATTAACTCTGTTGCTAATGCCTACAAAAAAGCCAAAGACATTGGTGGAGCGGTATTAGAGTTTCTTATCATTAACCCGGGCGAGGGTCCAAAGTTTGCTGACTCACGTTTAGGCAAGGCACTTGGTTACACATCCAGAGCTGCTGGAGGCCCTGTAGGGGCTGGTCAGCTGACAAGGGTAGGTGAGTTTGGCCCTGAACTATTCGTCCCTAGTGGCTCGGGTTCAATCCGTCCAGATAACGGCGCTGGCCAAGGCGTAACTATTGTCATGAATGGTGTCATTGATGGTGAGTCTGCTCGCCGTAGCATTGAGCGCCTACTCCAAGACTCATCACGTCGTACAGGTGCTATCAACCTTATAGGGGCAACACTGTGACCGTTGCATACGATCCGTATCCAACAGTTACTTTTGCTGGCGGTACAATTTACGCGGATAACACGATCTCATCTATCTCAATCCGCATGGGTCGCAATGACGTGACCACCCAGCCACAGCCCGGCTTTGCCTCAATCAGCCTCTGGACTGATGCAAGTGAGCCATTAAACATTGCATTAAGCCAACAAGTATCAGTGTCAATTAACAAGGGAACATCAGGCACACAGGAAATCTTTGCAGGCATTATTTCTGATATTGACATCAGCCTGCAGGCATACGGATCAGACGGCTCAATTGCCGTTTACACCATTACAGCAGTTGGCCCTTTGTCGCAGCTAAACCGTCACTTAGTCGGCGGTAGCAACTATGCCAAAGAATTTGACGGCACACGAATCCTAAACATTCTTAGTGAAGCATTCTTACAATCATGGAATGACTTAAGTGCAACTATTACTTGGAATGACCTGCCTAGTGAAACAACATGGGCTAGTTATGATGCAACTAATGTGGCTTTGGTTGATAACCTAACTGCCAATGTTGATGTGCCGGGTGTTTATGAATTGATGGCTTACTCCGATGGCGAGGCTGATGCTTATACTCTTGCCGTCAATGCAGCCAATTCTGGGCGCGGTGTGCTTTGGGAGGGTGGCGATGGTGATCTGCATTATGACGATTACGCCAGCCGAGCCAGCGCAAGCCCATTAACTCTCACAGCTGATGACATTCTTGCCCAAGGCTTACGCACACAAGCCCAATGGGGCGAAATCGTAAATGATGTAAATGTTACCTACCGGGCAGGTACAGAAAATGCACGTGATGAAAACTCGATTATCCAGTATGGCCAACTATCTGGAACGCGTACTACTCAACTGCATAATGCAGCTGATGCTTTGACCCAAGCCAATGACTTTTTAGAGTCTCGTGCATACCCAAGAATGTACCCAGAAACAATCACAATACCTTTACACTCACCTACCGTTACAGATGCCACTAGGGATGCTCTAGCAGCCGTTTACAACGGTCTACGAGTAAACACCAGCGCACTACCAGCAGTCTTTGGAACTACCTTTGACGGTTTTGTAGAGGGCTACACATGGAACTTGACCAGATACACCGCCGAACTTGCCCTGACCTGTTCGGCATACTCTGAAACTTATTTGAGTATTATCTGGGATCAAATACCACCAACCACAACTTGGGCAGGGTATACTCCAAGTACACAAGAATGGGATGATTTATAATGGCGACCACCACAAACTACTCATGGTCCACACCTGATAATACTGCGTATGTTAAGGATGGAGCGAGTTCGATCAGAACTCTGGGCAGCTCTGTTGACACCACTTTGTTTACCGCTTTAGGTGGCGCTTACCCCGGGCTCCGTTTAGTCAAGAAGCAGACAGTAGGGACAGGCGTAGCATCTGTGACCGTAACTGGCGCATTCAGCGCAACATATGAAAATTACAAAATCATTTTAATTGGTGGTTCAGCTAGCAATAACGCAGCTATGGTCATGACTTTAGGCGCGACGGCTACTGGTTATTATTCAGGCGGGGTCGCATTGCAATATGGAACAACCACCGTTTTTGGAATTCAACAAGCAAACGCCGCCAACTGGTCATCCATAGGTAGAAATTCAACTGGTGGAAACATGATCAGTTTAGACTTGTACCGTCCATTTGAATCTGCGCAAACTGGATTTACCGCAAGCGCGAATGATTTTGTTACTGGCGGATTTTACATTACCAATTCAGGATATTTGGCAAACACAACTTCTTATACAGCGTTTACTATTGCGCCCGGTACTGGAACAATTACTGGTGGAACAATTTACGTCTACGGATACGGAGCAAGTTAATGGCAACTGCAAAAGCAAAAGCGACAGAAAAACCTTTAATCCAAATTGATGAATTAGTCCGAGAAATGACTGACGAGGAATTTGCGGAATATCAAGCAGCGCAAGCTGCTTATGTACCTTTGACATCGGCGTAATAATGACATTCCTAACATGGCTCGCACATAGCCCAATAGCCTCATTTGTAAAGGTATTTGGCGCAGGTGTGCTTGGTTGGTTGCTTGTAAATGCAGACACTTTAGGCATTCACCCGGCACTAACTATTGGCCTTGTATCAGCATTACCGATTCTAATTAACTGGCTCAATCCAGAGTATGACAACTATGGCAGGGCCAACTTAGATGAAACCGATTAAGTCAGGCATAGTTTCATTTCCTTACGGGGCTAAATACAAAACTGGTGGCATTCACAAGGGCATTGATTACGCTGCAACCATTAACACACCTGTTGTAGCAGCTGTGCCGGGCGTAGTTGTACACGCTGGCAAACACATCTACAAAAAAGGCTGGGGCTGGGCTTTTGGCTTACATGTCATTATTGACAATGACCGCTTTCCAGACGGTTCAGCAGGACTGTGGGCAGGTTATTGTCATTTAAACGGTGTAAATGTGTCAGTAGGCCAAAGAGTCCGTCAGGGGCAACTTGTGGGCACGTCAGGCAACACAGGCCGATCTACTGGCCCACACTTACATTTCCAAATTCTTGCTAGCCGTACTTGGAATCCAACTAAGCACAGAAACCCCCAGAAGTGGATAGACGCATGAGCCAATACATTAGCCGCAAATCTGATGCCTCATCAAAGATACCTACACAAACACTTAAAGCTGAAGTGTGGACTGCCTTAGAGGTAGACGGCCTATTAACTGTTATTCCTAACGCTAACTCTGTTGCCGGGGCATTATTCGCCGCTTACCTAAACATTAAGACTCCCAAAATCGGTGGTGCTACCGAACTGACAATCCGTTGGACACGCGATCCACAAGGGATCAGAGACTCAACTGGCTATCAGACTATAAGCCTTAAAAAAGGCGCAACTACCTTTGTAAAGGATGTCTGGCTATTCCAATCAAATAAAGGCCAGCCAGTCGCATTCATGATGAAAGCCAATGGCAAGGCCACCATTACTACACGCGAAATTAAGTTGGCCATCTCATGAACCAGTTAATCAATGCCGGACAATTGGCAGCAGCTCTTATTGCGATCCTGACCCTCGTAGGAATGCTGGTCAAATGGGGCATAGTTAAACCCATAAAGGCCTACATAGACACCATGACCTACGCCATCCAGCCCTATGCCAATGGCGGGAAATCCTTGCCAGACTTGGTAAATAAGGTTGATGCACTACATCTTGTGGTCCAAAATCATATAGACACAAGCCACAACACGCCTATTTTCTCAAAGTGCTTGTGTGAGTCCTGCCTGACGTGCTAAAACTATTTATGTAAGCGCCAAGGCTTACAACTAAGAATAGGAAATCAGGGCATGTTAAACACATACAAAATCTATGACACTATTTTTGTGGCATCAGATACGCACGACATTGTAATCATTGAGCAAAACGTCAATGAGAATTGGGACGTATTTGTTCCCATCACAGATAACTACATTGCTAATGACCTTGAGTCATTTGATGCAGCTGAAGGTACAGCCTTCCAGTGGTTAAGTCAGGTGTCAGCATGACGATCATCATCTTTATGTATTGTGCAGTGTTGTTTGGCTTAGGTGTATTTACAGGTATCTACATTGAGGCACAACATAGGTTGAAATTAAGGGCTAAATTTCGTGCTATGCATGGCCCAACCATTGAGGAACAAATGTGGAAAGACGGTTGGAGACTCTAATGGCATTTGACATAAGCAATTACGTAACGGTGGCAGAGCGCGTTGCCATGTTCTATGAAAAGTACCCAGAGGGATCAATCCAGTTTGAGTTTATGGGTGTAATGGATGGCGATCCACTAAAGATGTGGGGAGTAGCCAGAGCCTATAGAACATCTGATGATCCACTGCCGGGCATTGGCACTGCATCTGAACTTATTGTGGGCAAGAGTCCATACACCAATGGATCAGAGCTGCAAAACTTAGAGACAGCCTGTTGGGGTCGAGCATGTGCCAGCCTAAACATTGGAACATCTAAGGGCCTTAGCACCAAAGAGGAGATCATGGGTAGCCGTGAAAGACAAGCGCCCGGGCCTGCAAAGCCAAGAGAGGTGGTGCAACAGCCACCCAGCAACACCATGGAAGCCGACCCATGGTTATCTATACCAGCCATGGATGAGGGCATAGGCACTGATGAGGATGAGACATTAGTGCCTATGTGCCTCCATGGTGCAATGGTAAGAAAGAGTGGCATCAGTAAAAAGACAGGCAAGCCATATGCTGGTTATTTCTGTCAGGACGAGCCACAGTGCGATCCCAAGTTTGATAGGTCATGACAGATGCAGACGTTATTAGATGCAGCTGCGGTGGCTGGTCATACATTGGCTACCCGTGTCAATTCTGTGGAAAGGAAAGCAAGCAATGAGCCATCCTGATCACAGCCAGTTTTGCCATTGTGTATGCACTGACTTATTTGACTTACAAGCTGCTATTGAACAAGCCCGGGCAATACATAAAAGGCATGAACACAAGCAGACATTGTGCCTAGTCTGTAACACGCTGGATGAGAACTGTGACAATTGTCGTTACCTAAAAGACTGCATTGTGTGTGCAGAGGAATGGCCGTGTGACACCTTTATTGCATTGGACTACATGGAATGAGTCGCTGGCAACTGGAATTTCATACAACCTTGATGACTTTATTAAGACTTACAAGGAATCTAAGAAGCATGGATTGTGAGCATTGTGCAGACCTACTTACACAGGCTTACAAGTGCATGGCAAGTGAAACACAAGACATTAGAGATAGGGCTAATGATGGACAATAAAGATGCAATGTTTATTTCGATACTTAAGAAGCTTTACGGGGCTTACGAGGCACTGCCTTACTTTGCTGAATCTTGCGAGATTTGCAGCGAGACCTTACATCCAGAGGACATTGGTGTAGACCCATACACAGACACTCGGACGTGGATGACTAAATGCTGTGGAGTTGTAAATACTTATCAGCAGAAATTAGAGCCAAAGATTTAATAAAGAAACTAGCCAGTAGTTGGAGTGGTTCTTGATCCCTCGTCCGGACTACTGGCTAGTTCTCACATTGTAATTGCAAGACCGACAAAATGTCTAGGCAAGACTTAAACTGCTGGCTGCCTTATCAGCTGCTAAACCGCCGTTAGATGGCGTGTCTTGGCATGCCTGATAATCATGCACAATGCAGAAATGCGAGCCTGATTACTAGTAATAAAACCGAACTGCCTTATTACATAACAAATTGGTAACAGGCATATGGCGCAGTTGGCTTATTCGTAGTGGATAAGTCCCTTTACAAGCGAAACTTATACGGTGACGGGTGTGGATGGCTCGCTAAGAGCCATTCCTGCTCACTTACCAGTTCTGGGTGTGAATCACTCTTAAACTTAATTACATGACATCTAGACAAGATAAATGGGTACAAGTCAGACAAGCTGAATTACTCAAGTATGTGAATGGAGTAGAGATGTTAAGTAAAGACCATACACAATTACAACAAGATTTCAATGATGCAAAACAAATAGCCGGGATGATTGATAGGACATGGAAAGAAAGGCTTGATCAACTTATGGACGTAATTATTGACACACATCCATCTGTAAATGTTCAGTACCGTAACGGCATGATGGCCGCTTACAACATTATGCAAGGGCTAGAGGACTGACATGCTTGACGTTAATTCCCCAAAGGGTCAAGAGTCACTGGAACATGAGCTGCGAGCCGTCCAGTTATGGAATCACCATTACACCGAATACACCTACGTACACACACCAAAGAATGGGCCAGCCTTAGTTGATGCAGTCATTTGTGACAACGATTGCAACGTAGTTGGAGTAGTTGAACAGAAGTCCCGAAACATGAGCCTTGAGCAGCTGCAGAACTGGGACAATGAATGGCTTATAACTTACGAAAAGATAGAAGCCGGGCGATACGTAGCCAACTCATTAGGTGTGCCATTTATAGGCTTTCTATACTTAATTCCAGATGATTTACTAATCACCAAACAACTATCTAACGCCCATGGTGAATGGACTTGTGACTTTAGGACAGCATTAACTGAAACACAAGAGACAATCAATGGTGGCAAAATAGTCAGAGAGAATGCCTACATTGATCTAACAGGGGCTAAACACATAAGGCAAAACTAATGACAATACTTGCAGGGCTAACACATGGCGGAAAAGTTTACTTAGGGGCTGACCGGGCTATGTCAGATAGTAATTTCATTAGTCCATTAGCAAAGCCAAAGATACGTAAGGTAGGGCCTTACATCATTGGATACAGTGGCTCACTGGGTACAGGCCAACTTACAACCTTTGCTACATACCCAGATGTAAACACACATAACTTAGAGCAATGGATGCGTATGACATTCTGTGGGGTATTACAAAGAGCAGCTGAGGAATACAAGATAGACATAAATGTTGATGACAATGCTGCTGATCTACTTGTAGGCATACAGGGCAGGCTATTTGAGATCAGCACTGTTGATTGGTCAGTAGGTGAATACAACATGATCGCTACTGGTTCAGGCTTTCCATTCGCTATGGGATCACTACATACAACACGCCATACTGATGATCCACAATGGCGCATACGTGAGGCAGTAGGTGCGGCTATCAAGTACAGCCCTAGTTGCGTAGGACCTATTGATGTATTGGTCGCATGAGTAAGGCACATGCCAGAGGCACAGATACACAGTGGCGTAACTTACGTAAGGCCTGCTTTCAAGTATGGGGTAAGACATGCATGTACTGCGGAGACCGGGCAACCGAGGTAGACCACATCATTGAAGTAGCCCGAGGTGGCACTAACACCATTGATAACCTGCAACCTTTGTGCAAGCCCTGTCACATGGCCAAGACTGTTGCGTTTAACACAGTGCGCCAGAGCCCCTCAAACAGCCCTAGGGGCGTTTTTTCTAGGGACGTGCCAC